CAACGGAAGGAGTCCGAGGTTTTTAGGACAAACGCCACGCTTTAGGTGTAGACCAATTCCAGCTCATCATTGCCCGAATCGGTCGGAGTGGCAATGTATGGCAGCGTCAGCATCTGGATGCCGTCTTCATCGCTATAGGACGGGTTGCCCAAGTCGATCTGGCTGGCCGTGAACGTGACGATGTTGCCGGCCGTTTGGCCATGCTGGAAAGTCAGGTTTCCGGTGCTGCCGCCGGTCGCATCGTTAAAGAAGTTGTGCGTGGCCATCGTCACGGCCTCAATCATCACCTCACCAGCCGGGGCGCGGTTGGAAATGATGGCCTGTTTGGTTGAGCCAACCAGCTCGCGGTAGACGATTTCATTGGCCATCTCAAGGCTGAAGCTTTGCAGCGCACCTGCATAGCTAAACACTTGGAAGCCAGTGGTGTTGCCGTTTTTGAACACCACCGGGTCAGCTTGGTTGCTGTAGGTCGGGGTGCTGAGCGAAACGTCGCTAGGCGTGTTGTAGATGCCGGTGAACTCAAAAGCGATCGTCGGAATTTCGCCCACGGCGCCATTCAGCGTAAAACTGCCGCGGCAGCCGGTGGCCTTATGCAGCACGCCATCGTTGTTGAAATAGATGGTGGCAGAGCCAGGCGCTGCGTCGCTATTCGGCGCGTAGGTCACGCTTGTGCTTGCAACCACGGTTTCAGTCATGGCGCACGCTTCAAGCAACGGGCCATAAGCCGGAGCAGTGCCAGCAGTGCCGGAGCCTGCCAGCTCCACCTCAAAGTTGATCAGCACCCTGGTCTGCGCCAAAAGCTGCTCGGACTGGCCGAGGTAGGGCCGGATCAATTCGCGGTTGACGGTATCAGCTTCAAGCGGTGTGACCTCAATGTTGCGAACCAAAATCGCGTTGGTTGAGGCGCTAGGGGTCGGGTCAACCCCATAGCTGACTTCGGCTTCGGCCAGCAGCAACTGGCGGCGAGATAGCAGCGGCATGGCTTGGCCTGAATAACATCAGTCTTTGTCCAATGGTAGCCGTATTAGCTACTGGTCAGATCAGTCAAAGACGTGCGATAACGCACTAGATAATCGCAAGCAATCACACCGGCAGGCTGGTCAGCTTCTACTAAATCAAAGCTGACTCCTTGTGGCTGCACGTCGATGGCATAACCGCCCAAGGTCAGGTCGGCCATCATCTTGCTATGCAGGCTTTCAACCGTTGCATCAGCCTGCTGATCTGGCACGTCGCCGCGAACAATCACAGCAACCCGCACCGTCAAGCTCCAGTCCAGCGTCGGAAGGCTGGTGTTTTGCTCCGCGTTGTCGCTGATTGGTTCAACAACAATGGCCGGGCTTTCCTGCCTAGCTAGTGCCTGCACCCGACTGCGCCAAATGCGCGTGCCAACGCCAGTGGTTCCCGCCAGCGTGGTTTTGATCGCGGCCAGAATTGACTCGCGTTTGGTCGTCATGCCTTCACCTCAATAGCTGAGATGCGGCCGCGTTGAAAACTGATGCTGTCTGTGTCGCTGATGTTGGCGACATACATAGCCACCTCATCACCATCAGCCAGCTCCACCATCCAAAAGCAAAACAGTTTTGCAACCTGACCAGTAGAACCAGAAAAAGCGCGGCACTCAGATTGATCAATGCCTACGCCATTCTTTGCCAGCTTGATACCGAGCGTGTGGTTGTTGCCGGCGTAAGCATCCATGCTTGCCTGCACTTGAAACAGCTTGGTTGCGCCGCTGTCATTCTTGATTGCAAAAGTGTCAGACGTGCCCAGCACAGTCTGATAGTCGGTGCTGCTGTCAAAAGTTGCCGTGAGCCCGGTGCTCTGATAAGTCCCAGCGGTTGCAATCGTGATCGTGCCGCTAGTTGTCTTGCTGGCCTGACCCCGTGCCAGCACACCTTCGATGTAATAGCTCAGGCTGCTCCAAGCAGTTGAACCATCACCGACTTTGTAGCGGCGGGTATCAGTCTCAACGCCCATCTCGCCTGCAAGCAAGGTGGGGTTTTCAGCCGTCCAATTCGCTTCGGTGTCACGCCGCAGCCGAATCCTTGCAATGCTGCTCATGCCGCTCCGCCGTCCAAGTCATTGCCTTCAAGGTAGCTAGTCCCAGCGCTGCCGCCGTCTACCTCAGGATCAAGCTCAGCAATACCCAAGCTGTCAACAGAATCATCGCTGTCCCCAGCATCTAGGGCGGTCACGGCTGTTGTCACGCTAGTTGCAACGCTGCGTTGCAATGCCAGCTCGCAAAATATGCCGTCGTCTAACAACCGTGTTTCGCGCACCGTATAGGCCGCACCGTTCACAGTTATTTCAGACCCGTAGACCAAATCACCGAAATCTGCCGCCTTAGCTGTCAGCGCATAGTCCGTTGTCAAGACCATATCGCCAGCAACAACTTGGCTAGGCATATCAAGGATGCCTTTGCCCGTAACGCTGCCGGCGACGCAATCAACGCCGAAATCAGCCAAGTAGGTATCAGGCAGATCAGTCAGCGCCATTGGCTTTTGCTTTGCGGGGTGCCGCTTTGGGCTTGGGCTGCTCAGCCGGAGCTTCAACAGCGCGACCCATGCGGATCAATTCGTGAGCCACCTTGCTGTCAAGGTCAAAAACCTTGCCTTCCTCAAGGTGTTGCTGCTGTGCGCAGCAGGTGCGAGAAATCAAAACGCGCATAAGAAAAAAGGGGGCGGTTGCCCGCCCCCGCCTCCTTTATCAGGTGGTGATGTCCAGAACGGCAGCGAAAGATTCTGGGTGACGCACAGCTACGTCGTACGAGACAATAGCCCGGACGCTTTGCAGCCCTTTGCTGAAGTCGTCGGAGTCTTCACCCACAACGATCTCGATACCGTTGCCCCAGAAACCGACCATGGCTTGGGAGAAATCACCCATCAGCATTGCGGAGCAGACGCCGCTGCTGCTGCCCTTGGTCAGGTTGCTAGGCACCTGGTTGGTCACATACAGCGGGTAGCCGTTGACTGCTGCGGGGGTGCCGCCGCGGCCAATAGCGTTCAGCTGGTCGTTCACCAGGTAGGCGCCGTCGGTGGTGGTAGAACCGCCGGCCCTGAGCTTTTTGAGTTCCGCGAGAACTTTCGCGTTCGTAATGTAAGAAATAGAGTCCCTATTTACGGCGCCGTTGTCAATCAGCACCTGCTCCTCAAGGTCAACCAGGGCGTTGACGGTGATAGCACCACCGTTGGTTCCCAAAGCCACCGAGCCGATGCCGGAGGTGTTCAGGATGCCGGTGGGCTGACCGGAAGAACCGGAGCCGTTCAGGATGCCAAGGTCGATGCCGAGGTTGATACCGGCAGTCAGGTCACGACGGATCAGATCTTCAATGCCAGGGGTGGCTTGAAGAAGGGTTTGGCGGCTGAACTTTGAGAGAGCAGCCAGGTTTTTTGGTTGGAGTTGGACCTGATCGAAAGTGCTCTCACTCTGGGTGATTGCAGTGGTTTCCGTCGAAAGGTAATAGGTGCTAGCGACACCGGAGCGACGAGGTATTGCCACATCACCGACCAAGCCGGTCATGGTGCTAATGCCAAGGTTCAGCATTACGGAGTTGTTCCGCAGTGCTTCGATGAACTCGTCGGCCATCAGGTCGGTAGCAACCAGGTTGCCGCCGGTGGTAGCGCCAGAGGTGACGTAGGTGGCGCGCTTGGCCAGAGCCGAGAAAGGAACAAAGAAACCGCGCTTGCCGGACTGGCTGAAACCAGAGGTGCGCTGAACTTCCTGGCTCATCTCACGAACCAGGCCAGCCTCACGGGCGGACCAGTCGCCGCTCAGAGCTGCACGGATACCAGCGGAGATGCTGTACTCGGCAGAATCGCGCTGATCCATCTCAACCGGCTTAACGGTTTCGATGGGCTTAGCGCCAAGCTGATCGAGAACAGCGGCCCGGGCCTCGTCGATGGAACGACCAGACTCGACCAGCTGACGACCAAGGTCGCTCAGGTTGTGCTTATCGCACAGGGAAGTAATGCCAGCGATGCGGGAGCGCTCAGCCTCAGCGGCTTCGGCCCGCACCACTGCCAGATCAGGGGTGGTGTTTTCCATTGCAGGAATGGGATCAGGTTGAGGTGCTGCCGGAGCAGCGTGGG